GGACGGTTGAATATTCAGGGTAAGAAGTAAGCATCTGCCTATGAGGCGAATAGGCCTTAAACACGGCTAATTTGCAGTTATGAAAGTTGGTCATGTCTGCCTGAATGTGTACTTTAATGGTTCCGGACCAATACCTAGAGAAGTATGCCATTACTTGTTGGTTGGCATTAAGATATAGATTTTGTCCGTCGGAATAGACCTGTTGAGTAGGGGTAATAGGCCTAGAAAATAGCAACGTCTTGGACTGGGTGTCAACATCCACAGCAAAAGTAGATAAATACTGTGGTTTAGACACTAATCTAAGAACATCCATCTCATCCTGGGTTGTATCGAAAATTGTATCCCTTATTATTCGATTGTATCCAACATAAGGGTCCAATTTTTCAAGCACATTTTGATGATCGACAATATTGGGTGGGTTACGTGAGACGACAAGTCTTCTGTCCTCAATGTTGGCTTTGTTAGCATTATGTAAGCCAGTATATTGTCTTATTCCAGCCCTTCCAAGATCAATGAAATCTCCAGTTATTCTCTTGGCTCCTATTGCTGCGTTATCGAGCGCAGTAGTTAGGATGCCACAAAAACGACTCCAGAGACTTCCAGTGACCTTAGATTGAGCTTCCCATCCAGATTGAGACACCCAATCCACTTCCGCAAAGGGGGCGTAAAACTCCAGTTCCTCAAATATCACATGCACAGTGCCTGTAATAGTAGTAGAACCAGATTCAGCAGCCACTAGCGGATTCAATACTTGTATATTGAGGGTACAGAATTGATTGCCACTATAATTCGAGTTGAACAGAATATCAGCAGGCTCTGAGTCTGTTCTTAGCAATTTGGTGTTCGAATAAAATGGTAATTCCAGTTCCGTACAAGTAGACGTATTAGCTATGAGAAAAGAATGAGGCGCATTCATAGAATTATTTATGTACTGCAAACCAACTTTCTTAGTTGTAACTGGCTCGGCTGAAGCCAAGAGAATTCCTTGATGTTGAGGAGTTCCGATGACCTGAATTATTGCTTTGGCTCTACATCTAAACAAGGAGGAATTAATGAATGGAACTTTCAGAAAATTACTAACAAGAGCTGCGTCAGGAAACGTGTAGCTACCAACTACTGTTCCCACAGCTTGTGTAGATTCCCACTTGAAAGTATCCACCAAAAATGCCTTGTTTAAATACTTATCGTAATCGATGTTCATGTTCTTAGCCATCGATCGCAGTGTCGGCGGATTATTGTAAATTGGATCTACTTCTAAACAGCTTCTAGTTCTAAGTTCCACGTGATTTTTAGATTCCGTCGTGGATACAGAATTATTATTATGGTTTTGTTGAGCTACACTTTTTAGAGATCTAGAGTAGTGTAATTCTCTAGCTCTTGTTTTGCACTTAAATATTTAATATGCCATAGCTTCTTCGTGCTCAGAATTATAACTCGAAACATATTAAATAGGTACTTGTTTGTTGAAGGTCAAAATACCATAAAAACCCAGATTGTGGAAATTAATAATTACCATACAAATTGTCGAAGTAATCGACTCCATCGGTATAAAGATGGAACAAATAATCTTCAGACAAATGTGGGAACTTAATTCCACACTTGTTACAGTTATCTTTTATGTAGTCCACTTCATCTTGACCATCACTATGTAAATACATTTCCATAATGAATGATCTCAGTTTACCTTCTAAAACTACATCTTTGTCTTTGGACGAATCCAACCACATGATGGTGTTTCGTAGAGTTTTCTTGTCCAAAGGGCACATAACTCTACCTATTTTGTTGTTATATTCAAAAACTCTCTTTAAAAAGCTAACTTCGCTTAGTGCTTCATAAGGCTTCAATACTTCCTGCTTCGTCGCAGTCGTCATTTTCATTCCAATGCTCTTAAAAAATTCTTTCATAGAGATAGCATTTAAATTAGAGTCTTCACTTATTATACCGTTCAACTTATCATCACCGTAAACCATATCTACTACGTTGGTGTGGAAATCGTGGACACTCGGATTCTTTTTATATCTAAAGTACCACATAGCCGTATACATTCTATTGACTATACTATTAAAAATAGCCGTCAGAAAGTTGCCAGATGGCATTGAATGAGTAGTTAAGTACGTATCGTCCATCATATTATCCAGATTATACGGAATTGAGTAAAGTAAAGTTTCCAAAGCTTTCTTATGCTTTCCGTTATATTTAACCAACATCATTCTAATGACGGCTGTTTGAACTTGAGGAAGCATTTTACCATCCCAAGAGCTTAAATCACCAGCCCAAACTCCAGAGCACTGTCTAAGACGTTTATACATAGCATCCCATTCTTTGTATGGGTTGACACCAACCATTATTTGATTAAAGTCTCTATTATGCATTATAGAGCTGACCATATTCATGGTGTACTTCTTGGTCAAAAACTGTGTATGCAAAGTACTGACTCTGAAACTCCTTGGTTTCCCAGCCTTTTCTCTATTACGAAGTTCATCTTTCAAATTTTCTACATTAAGCATTAAACTAGGATCGACTATTCCGTTATCGAGATCGTTTTCAAAATTGTCCAGCTCCTTCTTAAATGTTGGTAAACAGATACCTTCCTCTTTATCAATGTAGTCGCTTTTGAATTTTAAACAATTAAAACCGTTGGATGATTTCATGTTTATACCTGCTACATTGTCTCTGCCCTTAATCACATCTTGTTCGCTGGCATCACCAAAACCAGGTATTATCAAATCGATGGCTCTTTTAGCGAATTCCAGTTCATCTACATTAATGTCTTGAACTGGTTCATACGACTTCTTAGCCATATCTTTCACAGTAAATTTTCCGCAGCTTGTCAAATCAGCAGGCACTCTATCTACTGAATATACATTATACAAAGGAGATGGTATTAAATTAGATTTGCTACCAACACTAGTATTATACCCAGCATTGACTTTGATTCCACTAAAGTTCGGAATGATTTTATCTGAAATTTCAAAATTAAGATAATTGTTTTTATCCTCATCTAAAATTCGTCTAACGTCATTTATAGTGTCTTCTCTCCAATTAATAGCTACTCCCATAACGCCAGGTTGACCTGCCACATGCATTCCAGCTATTCCGTTGTCTTGCGAAACTATTAAAGAACCACATAGCCCTTTTCCTTCAACAGAATATGTAGTCATGCTATCGACTCCAATTTCACATTGATATTTCTCTGTTCCTCTAGTACTGACATCATACACAATAGGATCTTTCCTAAATCTAGTTTTAGCAATAGAACCGACTGGAATGCGTGACTCTTCATTGACGAGCCATTGGTTTTGAGTATCAGGTTTCTTAAAAAATTTACTCATTGACTTAAATGGAGTCATTATAGACGGGTTTATCATCACTATACTAAGATCTTCTTTGGTATTCAAGTAAACTCTTCGGTATTCCACATGGTCCAGGAGTCTGTGGTCACTATCAAAATCTTTGTAAACAGTTAGGTGACCGTATTGCTCGGTAGCATGCCCGGGTAATACTAGGCAATGACCAGATACCAGAGCTCTAACGTGACAGTCACCCCCATTACTCCAGTGAGATTTAATTCTAAAGACCGACTTAGATACCTGGGATATTATAGTGCTACAGTTTTCACTCTTTACTGACTTTTCCTTAGCATAATTGGCAAATCCTTGGACTTCTACGCTGGCGGCTACGCGATCTGCCAGCTTATTCAGCATCATTAACATTCCTATCCATACTACGTTGGCTACAACGCCTATTATAGTTGGAGCGTAGTCCTTAAGTAATTCTGGAGAATGATAACAAGCAAGTACTTCCTTGCCAAGTTGAGCAATGCCCTTACGTATATTTCTAGATAACTTGAAAACAAAATTTTTTATAGCCAAACCGATAGTACCTATCCAATCTAGAAATCGCTGCTCCCAGTTTGCTTTCTTGCCTACACGGTAGCCAAATTCCATCCATTGTAAAAACTCGGAGTTCACATC